GGCGCCGACAGCAAGAGCCTGGGCGCCCGTGCCGAAGACTACGAACTCGGAATCGTCCCGCGCGGCGGCCTCATGCTCACCATGGGCGTCGACACCCAGCCCGACCGGCTGGAAGCCCGCGTCTGGTCCTTCGGCCGCGGCGAGGAATCCTGGCTCATCGCCCGCCACATCATCTACGGCGATCCCAACCTCGACGAAGGCACCGAAGGCAGCCCGTGGACCCGCCTCACCGAGATCCGCCGCACCCCCGTCCTCAACGCAGTCGGCGCGCAGATGCTCATCGAAGCCACCTGCGTCGACTCCGGCGGCCACAACACCCACGCCGTCTACAGCTACTGCCGCTCGCACAGCCACGCCAACGTCCTTGCCGTCAAGGGCGCCAGCCAGTACGGCCGCCCCGTCATCGGCCGGCCCAGCGCCATCGACATCAACTGGCGCGGCAAGACCATCGCCCGCGGCGTCAAGGTCTGGCAGGTTGGCACCGACACCGCCAAGCACCTGCTGCATGGCCGCATGCGCATCAGCCAGGTCGGACCCGGCTACGTGCACGTGCCCAAGGCGCTGGCCAGCACCGACGAATTCGAGCAGATGACCGCCGCGCGCCTCATGCCCGCCACCGTCAACGGCAAGGCCGTCATGCGCTGGATCACCCCTGCTGGCCAGCGTGAGGAGGGTGGCGACTGCATGGTCTACGCCTACGCCGCTGCCTGCTGGCTCGGCATCCAGACCTATCGCGAGCCCGGCTGGGCGCGGCGCGAGGCCAAGTACTGCCCGCGCGAGCCCGGGCTGTTCGATGCGGCCGCGCCGCCGCCACCAGCGGCGTCCGATGCCGTCCAGCCGGCCATCGATCGACCCGCGCGCCGCACGGCTCAGCGCCCCCGCTTCAGCGCCACCACCTGGTAAGCCATGCAGAACGACATCGTCCTCGACATTCTCGAACGCATCCGCGACCACCTGCAGGGCGGCGGTGCGTTCGACGATGGCGCGCGCCAGCAGCTCGACGCCGAGATCCGCGCCGACTGGGGCGGCGAGCGCTGCTACATCGCCAAGCAAGGCGAATCCAACGCCATCGCCATCATCCGGCGCGACGTCGAAATGCGCCGCGCCTTTCGCGCCGGCGCCAGCATCAGCGTGGTGGCCAGACGCTTCCAGGTCAGTCGCAAGACCGTGTACCGCGTCGTCATGGGCGGCGCCGGCCAGGTGCTGACCGACGGCTGACCCTGTGCCCGCTTTGCCTTAACCGCGCACACATGCCCCGCTAAGAATCCGCCCAAGTCATGACCACAGCCACCCCCACCCAGGCCACGGCCGGCGACACCATTGCCTGGACCGTGCAGGATGCCCGCTACCCCGCCGGCCCCTGGCAGCTCGCCTACGTGTTCCATGTCGCCGGCGCGGCCGTCACCATCAACGGCGTGCCTGACGGCGACGCCTGGGCCGTGCGCATCCCGCCCGCTACCAGTGCGTCCTGGCCGGCCGGGGCCGTGCGCTGGCAGGCCACCGTCAGCGACGGCACCGACCGCTACACCCTGGCCACCGGCCAGATCCAGATCGCCGCCAGCATCGCCGCGCTCATCGCCGGCACCGACCTACGCAGCCACGCCGAGCGCACGCTCGCCGCCATCGAGGCCAAGCTCGAAGGCCGCGCCGGCTCTGGCATCGACGAATACCAGATCGCCGGCCGGCAGCTCAAGTACATCCCCATCCCCGACCTGCTGCGCTTGCGCGACCGCTACCGCGCCGAGGTCAACGCCGAACGCGCCGGCCAGCAGACCGGGGCTGGCCGGCGCATCCTCACGAGGCTCTGACCGATGGGCGCACTGCAAACCGTCCTGACCGCCATCAAGGGCGGTTTCTCGTGGAACATCGACAAGGGCGCCGACCGTGGCGAGCTGCCCGGCGCCGGCAAGCACCGCCGCGCCTACGCCGCCGCCGCCGTCGACCGCCTCACTGCCAGCTGGACCGCGGCCAACAACAGCATCGACCGCGAGCTGCGCGGCGATCTCGACCGCCTGCGCGCCCGCAGCCGCCAGCAGTCCAAGGACAACGAGCACGTCGCGCAGTTCCTGCGTCTGTGTGCGCGCAACATCGCCGGCCCGTCGGGCCCGCGCCTGATCGCCGCCGTCGAAGACGCGCCCGGCAAGCCAGACTCCGCGGCCAACTGGGCCATCGAGGTGTGGTGGGCCGACTTCTGCAAGGCCGGCAGCTTCGACATCACCGGCCGCCTCAGCGGACAGGATGCCTTCCGCCTCTTGGCCCGCACCGTCGCGCGTGACGGCGAAGTCCTGCTGCGCCACGTCGTGGGGCAGGGACGGCACGGCTACCAGGTGCAGCTGCTCGACATCAACCGGCTCGATACCGGCTACAACATCGATCCCGGCGGCGCGCGCAACGCCGTCGTCATGGGCGTCGAGATCGACAGCTTTCAGCGCCCGAGGGCCTACTGGCTGCGCTCGACCGGCGGCAGCCCGCGCGAGCGCGTGCCCGCCAGCGAGATCCTGCACGCCTTCCTGCCAACCGAACTGGAACAGACGCGCGGCGTGCCCTGGATGCATGCCGCCCTGCGCCGCCTGAACGACCTTTCCGCCTACCGCGAGGCCGCCATCATCAACGCCAGGGTCGGCGCCAGCAAGGTCGGCTTCTACACCCGCTCGCCCGACACCGTGCAGCAGCCCCTTGGCGACGAGCAGACCGACGGCGTCAACCTCGTCACCAGCGCCGAGCCGGGCGAATTCCACGAGCTGCCCGCGGGCTACAACCTCGAGTCCTTCAACCCCGCCTACCCGACCGAGCAGTACGAGGTCTTCCACAAGGCCATCCTGCGCAGCATCGCGGCCGGCATGGGCACCAGCTACGCCAGTCTGTCCGGCGACCTCGAAAGCGTCAACTTCAGCAGCATCCGCGCCGGCCTGATCGACGAACGCGACGAATGGCGCGCCCTGCAGGAGTGGTTCGTCGCCGCCGTGGTCGAACCCGTCTACCTGCGCGCGCTGCGCATCGCGCTGCTCAAGGGCACGGTGCGCATGGCCAATGGCTCGGCGCTGCCGGCCGAGAAAACCGAGAAGTTCCTCGACCACCGCTTCCAGGGCCGTCGCTGGCCCTGGGTCGATCCGGTCAAGGACATGCAGGCCAACCTGCTCGCGCGCCAGGCGCGCCTGGCCAGCGCCAGCATGCAGGCCGCCGAGATGGGCCTCGACATCGAGGATGTGTTCGCCGACCTGCAGCGCGAGCGCCGCCTGGCCGAGCACTACGGCGTCAGCCTTGAAGACTCCGGCGCCGCGCGCCCGCCGGCGCCTGGCGTCAGCACGCCAGACGACGACACCGAACAGCAGGGCGCCAACGCCTGACGCGCCACCTGTGCGCGCTTTGCCTTAACCGCGCACACCCATCGGCCCGACCATCCGGGCCATGCACATCGAAGCCCTGCAACCAGGTACCAAGGCCGAGCGCTTTTTCACATTCGCCCGCGAAGCCGTTGATGCCGAGTCCCGCACCGCCACGCTGGCGTTTTCCAGCGAGACGCCAGTCGAGCGTTACTGGGGCATCGAAGTTCTGGACCACAAGAACGGCAGCATGCGCACCGAACGCCTCAAGCGCGGCGCGCCCCTGCTGATGGACCACGATGCCCGCGATCAGGTGGGCGTCATCGAATCGGTGCAGATCGGCGCGGACAGGGTTGCCCGCGCCGTGGTGCGTTTCGGGAGAAGCGCGCGCGCCAGCGAGGTGTTCCAGGACGTGGTCGATGGCATCCGCCAGAACGTCTCCACCGGCTACGTGATCCACGCCGCCACGCTCGAGTCCGAGTCGGACGGTGTCGGCACCTACCGCGTCACCGACTGGGAGCCGTTCGAGGTTTCCATCGTTTCCGTACCCGCCGACACCCGCGTCGGCATCGGCCGCAGCGCCGAGCCCGTCACATCGCCCCAACCTTCGGAGAAATCCACCATGTCCGACAAAGACACCGCTGCCCCGCAGCCCGAGCCGCAACCCGCCGCCGAAGTGCGCGCCGCCACCGTGCCGGCCCAGCCCGCCGCGGCGCCGCAACCCAGCGCCCAGGACGAGCGCAAGCGCGCCGCCGCCATCATCGCCATCGGCGAGGCCCACGGCCTGCAGCAGCTCGCCGCCGAGTCCGTGCGCGACGGCACCAGCGTGCAGGACTTCCAGGCCCGCGCGCTCGAAGCCCTGGGCACCAAGCCCACGCCCACCAGCGATGTCGGCCTGAGCCAGCGCGAAGTGCAGCGCTACAGCATGCTGCGCGCCATCAACGCCCTGGCCAACCCGCGCGACAAGCGCGCGCAGGAAGCCGCCGCGTTCGAGATCGAGGTCAGCCAGTCCGCCTGCGACAAGCTCGGCCGCCAGAGCCGCGGCATCTACGTGCCCGGCGAAGTGCTGCGCCGCGACCTCACCGTCGGCACCGCCACTGCGGGCGGCCACACCGTCGCCACCGATCTCAAGGCCGACAGCTTCATCGACCTGCTGCGCCACCGCCTGCTGCTGCCCGGCATGGGTGCCACGCTGCTGACCGACCTGGTCGGCAACGTCGCCATTCCGCGCCAGACCGGCGGCGCCACCGCCTACTGGGTGGCCGAAAGCGGCAGCCCGACCGAAAGCCAGCAGGCCTTCGACCAGGTCACCCTGTCGCCCAAGACCGTCGGCGCATTCACCGACATCAGCCGCAAGCTGCTCCTGCAGTCCAGCATCGATGTCGAGAACTTTGTCCAGGGCGACCTGGCCAAGGTGCTCGCGCTGGCCATCCAGCAGGCCGCCATCAGCGGCAGCGGCACGGCGCCCGAGCCGCGCGGCATCCTCAACACCACCGGCATCGGCACGCTGGGCGGCACCAACGGTGACACGCTCAACCACGCCAGCATCGTCGGTCTGGAAACCGAGGTCGCCGTCGACAACGCCGACATCGGCACGCTGGCCTACCTGACCAACGCCCGCGCCCGCGGCAAGGCCAAGGTGACCTACATCGACGGCAGCGGCACCGGCATCCCGGTCTGGGGCGGCGGCAGCACGCCGCTGAACGGCTACCGCGCCGAGGTCACCAACGCCGTGCCGTCCAACCTGACGCAGGGCACCGGCACCGACCTGTCGGCCATCATCTTCGGCAACTGGGCCGACCTGCTGATCGGCCTGTGGGGCGGTCTCGACCTGATGGTGGACCCGTACACCGGGAGCACCAGCGGCACCGTGCGCATCGTGGCGCTGCAGGACGTGGACGTGGCCGTGCGTCACCCCGAGTCCTTCGCGGCTGGCAAGTTCATCACCACCTGATGAGCAGCGCCGTGAAAGCCACCTCGACCATCCGGCTGCTGTTCACCCGCCACAGCAATGTGGCGGGCGAGCTGCACGCGGCCGGATCGGTGGCCGACGTGCCCGAGCGCGACGCCGAGTACCTCGTGCGCCGCGGCAGCGCCGTGCTGCATGAGGACAAGGCCCCGCGCGGCACCGGAAAGGCCGCCAGGCCCAAGGACGCCAAGGACTGACCGCCGTGTTTCACGTCGAAGACATCCCAGCGCTCATGAACACCGACGAGTTCGCCGTCACCGGCACGCTCGCCGGCGTCACCGTGCGCGGCATCTTCGACGCCGACCATGTGGTGGCCGAGGTCGGCGCCGCCGGCATGGCCGCCTGCGCACCAGCCTTCACGCTGCCCACCGCCAGCGTGCCCGCCGCGCCGGTCGGTAAGGCCCTGGCGCTGCCCGCCGGCAACTTCCGTATCGCGGAGCACCGGCCTGATGGCACCGGCGTCTCCGCCCTCCTGCTGGAGCGCACCGCGTGAGCGCCACCGCCTTCCTGCAGCTGCGCGACGCGCTGGCCGCCCACCTGATGGCGGCGCCGGCGCTGGCCGGTGTGCCCGTGTACGCCGGCCGCGTGCGGCCGATCGCGCAGGAAGAGGCCAGGGCCATTAACCTGCGGCTGTCCGACAGCCAGGCCATGACCTCGGTCATCGAGGCGCACGACTGGCATACCACCGTCCTGATCGACTGCGCCGCGCGCAGCGTACCCGGCGGTGACGACGCCGACACCGTGGTCGATGGTCTGCTGGGCCAGGTGTTCTCCAGCCTGCGCGACTTCGGCCCGGCCGGTCTCGGCCTGCTCGACCCCGCCGACGAAGCCGCCGTCGAGTGGGACCGCGACGCCGACGACGTGCCCTACACCTGCGCCAGCCTGCGCATCACCGTCGTGCACCGCACGCCCGCCGCCACCCTGCAACCCTGGACATGAGCACCGCCATGAAAGCCAAGACCACCGCGCCCGCACCGGCGCCCGCCGTGCCGCAAGACCCGCAGGTCGGCGGCCGCTTCGAGCGCCTGCCAGACGGCAGCCTGCGTCCGCTGCCAGACCACGCCGACGCACCCGCCGCCACCGACACCACCCCCGAAAGCGAGTAACCCGCCATGGCCCGCAAGTTCAAGAAAACCCTCATCCTCGCCAAGATCGAGGCCACCCCCGGCACCGACGCCGCCCCCGCCGCCGCCGATGCGCTGCTGATTTCGGATGCCTCTTTCGAGGTCGAATACCGCAACGTTGAGCGCAATTTGATCCGCGACGCCATGGGCCACAGCGGCACCCTGGTCGGCACCCGCAACCTCAAGATCGACTTCACCGTCGAGCTGTCCACCAGCGGCGCCGCCGGCACCGCGCCGCCCTGGGGCAAGCTGCTGCTCGCCTGCGCCTTCGCCGAAGTCGTCACCGCCTCCACCAGCGTCGAGTACACGCCCATCAGCGACGCCTTCAAGACCCTCACCATCAAGTACGCGGCCGATGGCGTGGTGCACACCGCGCTCGGCTGCATGGGCACCGTCACCCTGAACCAGCCCGAGGGCGACCGCCCAACGCTGCAATTCAGCTTCATCGGCACCGACGGCGGCAGCGTCGCCGCCACGCCCACCGGCACCTACACAGACTGGAAGGTGCCCGAGGTCGTCAACAGCGCCAACACCGGCAAGCTCACCCTGGGCGCCACCTACGCCAGCGCCGCCATCACCGGCGGCACCGAATACTGCTCGCGCGGCCTCACGCTGAACATGAACAACGACGTCAAGTACCTGGCCATGCTGGGCTGCTCCGGCGTCGACATCACCGACCGCAAGCCATCCGGCAGCTTTGCCATCGAAGTCACCGCCGCGCAGGAAATCTCCATGCGCGCCGAGATCAACGCCAACACCGCCACCGCCGTCAGCCTGCTGCACGGCAGCGCCGCCGGCAAGCAGGTGTTGGTGCACGTACCCAAGGCCATGCGCCTGAACCCGCGCTACGAGGACTACGAAGGCGTGCTGCTGCTGTCCAACGACTTCAACGCCGAACCCAACCTCGGCAACGACGAACTGCGCATCGTCTGCGTGTAAGCGCCCGGAGCCACCCCCGCCCATGACCAAGTACCAGCTCGTCATCGACAACACGGTCGACGTCCCCGTCAACCTCGACATCGGCTCCGGCCGCGTGCGCAAGAACTTCTTTTTCCACCTCACGGGCAAGCGCCTGTCAGTCGAAGAGTGGCAGGCCCACTTCGGCCCGCGCGCCGAGAACCCCCACATGCCCGTCGCTGAATTCCTGCGCGAGCACATCAGCGGCTGGCGCGGCCAGCAGCTGGTCGTAGATGAAGCCGGCAAGCCGGCCGAATTCAACGCCGAGTCATTCGATGCCATGTTGTCCGTGGTCGGCGTCGAGATGCTGATCTTCATCGCCTACCAGAAGGCCATTTTCGCCAGCGACGGAGACGCCGGACGCCGAAAAAACTCCGCGAGCTGACCCGGCTTTGGGCGCGCGGTCAGCTCACCACCGCCACGCACACCACTGACCCAGACGATGCCCAAGATGCCAGTCAGCCCGCACCCGACGACAAAGACGACCTGGACGCCGCCGCCGCGGCGTTCGGCCTGCGCATCGAAGGCGAAGCTGCGGCCGCCATCGCGACGCCAGCGCGCGCCGTCCTGTGGCCCGACAACCTGCCCGCCTGGCACGCCTGGCACGCCGTGCAGACCCAATGGCGCTACGCCGGCGGCGGCATGGGTCCGGCCCTGCACAGCGGGCTCGACTACGCCGGCGTCTGCGCCTGGCTCGGCGCGCAGGGCTACCGCACCCATCCGCGCAAGGGCCAAGCCAGCCTGGGCCGGATCCTCGATGACCTGCGTGAGTGCGAAGCCGTCGCCCTGCGCGAATGGCAGGCCCAGGCCGTGCGTGAGGCCCGCAAGGGCAGGGGCTGAGCATGGCTGAAAGCGTCGCCAAGATCAGGCTGGCCCTCGAAGGACAGCCCGCCGTCGTCGCCGGCATCAAGGAAGTCGAGCGCCAGTTCGGCAGCCTGAAGTCCGGCATGGCCGGGCTGGTGTCGGGCCTGACCATCGGCGCGCTCGCGGCCGTGGTCAAGAACGCCATCAATGCCGCCGGCGAGATGTCGAAGCTGTCGCAAAAAACCGGCGTCGCGGTGAAGGACCTGGCCGGCCTGCAGCTCGCGTTCCAGCAGTCCGGCCTGGGCGGCGACGTGCTAGAGAAAAGCATGGCGCGGCTTGGCAGGTCCATGGCCGACGGCAACAAGGCGTTCGCCGCCATGGGCGTCAGCGTCAAGGCCGCCGACGGCGCGCTGCGCCCGATGCGCGACGTGCTGGGCGACGTGGCCGACAAGTTCGCCAGCTATGCCGACGGCGCGGCCAAGACCGCGCTGGCTCAGGAAATCTTTGGCAAGAGTGGCGCGGAAATGATCCCGCTGCTCAACAGCGGCAGCGACGCCCTGGCCGAGATGGACGACTGGGCGCAGAAGCTGGGTCTGACGATGAGCGAGGACACGGCCAAGAAAGCCGAGCAGTTCAATGACACGCTCGACCTGCTCGGCATGGGTGTGCAGGGCGTGTGGCGCCAGATCGCGGCGCAGATGCTGCCCACGCTGACCACGCTGGCCAGCGAAATGCTCAACAGCGCCACCGACTCGGGCGCGCTCACCACCGCGTCGGCCGTGCTGGGGAACACGCTCAAGGGTCTGTACACCGTAGCCGCGTCGGGCATCCAGATTTTCAGCAACCTGGGCCGGTTCGTCGGCGCCGCGGCAGCGGCCATCGTCGCGGTCACGCAGGGCAACTTCGCTGGCGCCAAGGACATCATGGCGCAGGTGCAAGTCGACAACGCCACCGCGTGGCAGAAGCAGGTCGACAGCCTCAAGCGCCTGTGGAACGACGCTGGCGGTGCCGGCGTTCAGGCCATGGCCACCGTCGCCGCCGCGGCCAACCGCGCCGCACCCATCGTCGAGAAACCAGGCAACAGCGCCAAGAAATCGCTCAAAGCAGCGAAAGACGTTGCGATGGAGCTGTACCAGCAGCTCACCATGAAGGACGTCGGGCTCGATCCCAAGTTCTTCCAGCAACTCAACCAGCTGCACGGCCTGTACACCAGCGGCCGTATTGGCATCGACGAATACCGCAAGGCCGTCGAATTACTCACCGAGAAGCAGGAATTCGCCAAGCAGCTCCGCCAGGACCTGATCAGCCAGGCCCAGCTCGCCAACCAGATCGCCGAGCAGGCGATCGATGCCGAGGAAAAGCACCGCCAGACGGTCGAGGGTCAGATCAAGACCGGGCGCGAGATGCTGGAGAACATCAAGTTCGAGACCGCTGCGCTCCAGATGACCAATGCCGAGCGCGAGGTCGCCATCGCATTGCGCGAGCTCGAACGCCAGGGCATCGTCGATGGCACCGAGGCCTATGCCGCCTACGCCGAGCAAATCCGCGAGGCGGTGCTCAACAAGGACGCCGTCGAGACCAGCATCGCCGCGCAAAAGGAGATCGAGGACGAGTGGCGCAAAACCACCGACCAGATGGGCCAGTCGCTCACCGACGCGCTGATGCAAGGCGGCAAGTCGGTCGCCGAGTACCTGAAAGGCCTGTTCCGCACGCTGGTGCTGCGGCCTATCATCCAGCCCATTGGCACCGCCATGAGCGGCGTGCTGGCGTCTATGCTCGGCGCGCCGGGTGCGGCCATGGCGGGGCAGGGCGGTGCCAGCGGCGCTGGTGGCCTGCTGAACATCGGCTCCTCGCTGTTCGGCGCCGGCGGCATGGCGGGCGCGCTGATGGCGGGCACCGGCTGGCTGACCGGCGCGGCCAGCTTCGGCGGCATCATGAGCGCGGCCGGCTCGCTGATCGGCACCGGCAC